GTATGAGAAGATTAGACCGCCATTACGGACATCCGCCGAAGTGGCGGAAAAGACTTGTGGTGAATGCGAAAAATATTCGATGGAGGAGGCTAAATGCCAATTGACAGGCGAGGAGCGAGAATTCACGCATTTATCCTGCCTGTTATTTGATGAAGGAGAAGAGGCAGGGCAATGACGCAGGTGGAGCGGATAGCGGAAGCGGTGTCCCGCAGTCTGGCGGTGCGGGAAGCATATACGGACTTGCAGGTGCAGAAGATGCTAAAAGCCTTACAGTCAGCGGACACCCAAATCAAAGCGGAATTGATACGGATTAAGGAGAAATCGATTATTTCCAAAGGATTGGAAGTACGCTGGTCGCAACTGGGGGGCATCCAGAAGGAAATCGATAATATCACCAGAGACCTGAAGAAAGAACTTTCGCTTATTTCACATAGCGGGATGCAAGGCGGATTTCAGCAGGGGATGCAAACTTCCATCCACGAATTGGGGGATATCGGATTGCCCTTTTATACTGATCTTTCACCTGGTGAACAGGCCAAGCTGGCGGAGCAGGTCATGAGTCTGGTCGACCGCCATGCGTTGGGTTTTCTGGTCAATTACGAACTGCAGCTATTGGGAAATGTGACAAGGGAATTAGGGGAGGGAATCAAGCAGCAGATTGCCATCGGTTTGATTCAAGGGGAAAGCATCGCCAAGATTAGTGAGAAGATAGGTGGGATCATCACCAATGCGGAGGATTTTCGGATGGCGGGAAAAACCGTTTTCAAGACCGCGCAGAACCGGGTAGAGACAATTACACGAACAGAAATCCTGCGAGCCTATGGTCAAGGGAGACATAAGTTCTATGAAACGGTAGGGGCGCAGACAGTGACCTGGCTGGCGGTGGGCGACAAGCGGATGTGCCCGGAGTGCTGGGAACTGGACGGAAGGGATTTTCCTTTGGATAAAGTCCCTAAAATTCCATTGCATCCATCATGCCGGTGCAGCACCTATGCGGCGAGGGCGAGAGTATGCCGGGCGGGCAAGCCAATATAATATTGCAGAATATAGTACTGCTTTCTGGTTGGGCGGAGAGGCTAGCGGCGATAGCGCAGGAGCCGGAATACGAATGCATTTTGGTGCCTTCTGAAATCGCGGGGATGGCGACGAAGAAGCAGGCGGATTCCTTGCAGGTGGGCGAAGCGGTGAAATCGGGCGACTTCAGCGAATTGACCATTCAGCAGGTGCAGAAGATAGCGCAGGCGAACAAGATCGGCATCGCCCGCACTAAATCCGATTTTGTAAAGTTACTGAAACCGCATGAACCTTTTGTCGACTTTGACAGCATCAAAGGCGTTGAACTGAAAGCCTTGATCAAGAAACACAAAATCGGCGCACTGCGGTCGAAGGAAGAGCTGATCGATTTGCTCAAGCAGAAGGCGGGACAGGCGCCGCAGCTGGGGCCGGAATTGACGGCTCAGAAAATCGCCTCTTTGAAAAGCGAAGTGACTAAGGGCTGTAATAATGTGTGGGATAGCGGTTTTGACGACTTCGTTCATATTCAGGAAAAGATGCAATCGGTTAAAAGTTCACTGACAGAATTGAAACCTCTAATCCCGGAAGAAGATTTTAAGGTGCTGCAGGCGCAGTATCAGCAGATGCAGAAAGCCTTTTGGGAATCGAAGAAGAGTCTTAAGGGCTCGGCGATTAAGAAAATCGCTCAGGAGCACAAGATACTGCATTATCAATGGGCTTCCAAGGAGGATCTGGTGACCATCATGACCTCCGATGATCCCTTGACCATCGCCGCAGTGCAGAAGAATATCGAAGTGAAATGGCTGAAATGGTCGGAGAAGCATGGCAAACCAATAGCCTCCAGCACTCCCCAGCCAACTCTCAAACCGAAGCCATTCAAACCCAAAACGCCTGAAATTATCCCAACTCCATCAACTTCGCCAGTGAAGAAACCGGTCGATTGGGTGGAGATCGATGACGCTTGGGAGAAATTTGCTTCCAGCCATCCCTTTAAGTTTCAGGGGCGGGCGGAGATTGAAGGAGCGCACACCAAATATTTTTTCATCGATGAGTCTGGCGCCAAATGGCTGTTCAAACCGGCGGAGGAATTCCGCGCCTTGGGCGATGAGGTGGCTTATATGATTGGCCGGTTAATCGATCCCGAGGCAGTGGAAGTACGGTTTATCAGGTTACAGGTTCCTGGGTCTACCAGCCCCAAGACGGGCTCCATTCAAAAATGGCGGACGGATTTGAAAGCCGATTTCGATTTTCGCAACATTCCGGTGGAGAAGCTATCCGCCTCGGAAATCGAACAGCTGCAGCGCGAGCATGTCATCGATTGGTTAATTTCCAATCACGATGCGCATATGAAACAGTTTCTTAGGACTCAAGATAACCGGGTGCTCGGAATTGATAAAGGCCAGATTTTTAAGTTTCTGGGCGATGACGAGCTGTCAATCATATATCATCCGAATGGAGCTTTCGGCGAGTCGGAGCCGTTTTATAATACGCTGATGCGGGCTTGGCGGGATGGCAAAATCGAGATGAACCTGCAGTCGACTTACCGCCATATCGCGGAAATCGAAAAGCTGACCGATGACGCCTACCGGGAACTTCTGCGCCCCTACGCCGAAGGCCGATTCAAGAACCAGAAATTGAAACTGAAGCAGTTTTATGAAACCGCCCTCGCCCGCAAGAATAACCTGCGCAGCGACTTTGAAGAGTTCTATACCCGGCTATTGCGGGAGAAAACCGGCAATGCCAAGGCAATATTCAAGTTTGAAACCGGGGTATCGGGCACTCGCGGTAAGGAATTTGCGGGAGGACGGCTTCCTAAAGATGCGGAGAAATGGATTGAAGATATCAACGCAGCGGGTTGGCAGGGGCGCACGCTGCCGGTCGATGTGGAAGATATCGAAGACCAGAATGTTTTATTCTTCACGGAAGATTTCAAAGGTCAGCCGCGCACCATCGCTCGCATGAAAATCCGCCCGGAGGCGGAAAGCAAGTTATTGAAAGTGCTACGGGAGCAGGGTCAATGGTCGAAAAACACCAAGCGGATTGGAATGCCTTTGGAACAGGACATCTTCTATGACGATATCCTGGCGGCGGTGAAGACCATCAACCATCACATTACAAAAGGGGATTACAAATTCAACGGCGAGACCGTCGCCAAGGCCTTGACTTCGCATAAGACAAAACTAAAGAAGCTGGCAGCGAGCGGCGATAAAGACCTCAGCTCCTTGGCTAAGTCATACACTAAAATGCTGAATGAGATTGCGGAATCGCAGAAACATGGTGGCAAGGTCAAGATAAAGGAATTCAAGCAGTATGTCCGGCGTTATGATGAAGGTCTTTCGAAAGAACCTCTAAAATCGAATCTGCGAGTAGAAATGCGCAATGAAATCAGAATGGATAAGAAGACCGTCCGGCAGGGCAGGATTACGGTCGAAGAAGAAAATGTCAATCTATCGAAACTTTGCTGTGGTTCGAAGAATAAGGGGCTGGAATACGAAATTGATTTTGGCGATGGAGTGACTGGGATTTACCGGCCCTGGGAGGGGAGCAATTACTACGCGCATCAAGGAGTCTTGGAATTGCGAATCACGGATAGATGCACCGTGCAGACGATGGAAAACCTGCAGGGCAGCCTGGATCGATTGGGTATCAACGCTTCGCTGGCAACTCCAGCGGATGCAGAATCCCTCTATCTCACCAAGATGGCTTATATCCTGAAAGAGGATAATACTCCCAAATGGAAGGGATTACTGAAAAAGCTGGAAGCGGGGCACGCTTCTGCAAGCGAGCGAGTGCAAGCTTTGCGGCAATACTGGGCGAACGAACTGGGGGTCGATGATGTCGCCAAGATTCCCGGATATGACCCTGAAGGGCGTTTTTCCATTATGCATTCCACCTGGAAGCAGCGGAAACAGGCAGGATACCGTTTGCAGGAACGGTTCGATATCACCGATGAGATGCTGGAGCGGGAAATGAAAGACTATTATCTTTACCATAATATTACACATTCGCGGGGTAATATGGGAAACTTTATCGATGATATTCTGAGCAACAACGGGGCTATGGTTTCGACTATGGAAAAGATGCGCAGTGGAGTTCCGGTGGGTGGGATGAGTCCGGAAAGTGATATGTCCACCGGCGGCGCTAACTATTTTTTCACCCGCATCCGGCAGTTGAAATCGGATCAATCCGCCAGCGAAGGTTTATACTTCAAAAAAAACTTGCTCCGGCGCATGGATGCCATCACCTATGATGGCGATAAATTTGGAAGGGTGACCGGAAATACCGTGCGGAATAATCGTTTGAGCAAGATCGATGATTGGAAGAGCATCGCCAAGCGCCGAGGCTCCGATGAGACCATTTTCAAGAACAATGTGACCTTGCTGGACAATATCGATATGATTGTAACCTCGTCCGAAAGCGAGCGAAGAGCTGTCATTCAAGCGTTCAAGAAACATGGCATTAGTAAACTGCCGGATGGCCGCCCGGTGTCATCGATTGTGCAGGCAAGGTGAGGAAGAATTATGTCACAGGAACAGATTAAAAAGGCGCAGCGTGATTTGCAGGAGAAGATGGACCGGATAATTTCCGGCGGGGCGGGATGTATTGTCTTGGACAACGCTGGTGACTTTGTCACTAAATTGTTTTGGGCTTCATTTGAAGTCTGCCGGGCAATTCCATTCTTTGACAGAGCCAGCGGGGAAATCATGCGCTGTGACTTTTGGGTCTTCTTTCAGGAATTCTATTTCGATCAGGGGATGCAGTATTCGCATTTGATCCGCATAAACAAGGTGGATTGGGTTCATGAAGATTATGTGGTGATGGTCAGCGCTGATGGTTGGACTTATCACATTTCCCTGTTTGATGCAAAGGAAGTCGATCCCCGACCGCACGAATTGCTGGAAAATTGGCGGAAGTATTATCAGGATAATGGTCTGGTGGAAGCGGCGGTGAAATTGCGCGCCGAATACTATGCTATGATGGAGGCGCAGTTATGAAAGTGCGGTATTTCATAGAATGCCGGATCGAACGGTTGACGGCGGAAAAAACGCCCATCGGAATTTGGCTGCAGGATTCGAGCGGGGTGGATATTTATTATCCCGATGAGACTTCTGAGGAATGCTGGGAAGCGAATGAAGTGTTGAACCGGCTGGCGGAAGCGCAGCTTGATCCGCCGCCGGATTTTCTGGATTTTCATTTGACCCGCGGAGGGTATTATGTTGAAAGGGTGGGAATCTTTGAGGCGGAGCTGGGCAATTTATCAGCGGAGGAGTTTATGAAAATGACTTTACAGAACGTCCTATTGGAGACCATAAGGAATATGTATTGACCAAAACTGCTAAAACCGCAGTAAGTTACTGCGGTTTTGTCTTTTTGAATGGAGACATGTCCCTTGACAGGAAAAGTCAGGGGACTTATTTTTATAAAGAAGTTACAAGAGGCAAGTTACAAGTTGCAAGAATTTGAACCAAAGATGTATACTCAACTGGAAAATACCCGATTCCTTCTGGAGACCCAGGCGGAATTGACCCTGTCGCCATTGATGCTGCCGGAATCACTGGAACTGGAATCCACAGCCCGGGACCAGCGCATCACCGAGGATAACATCGAAGCCGCCAAGGACTTGCCTATCTACATTACCAATTTCATCGGCTCCAAGCAGGACTTGACCGACTGGATTTGGAAGAACACGCCGGAAGGGGTAAAGAGCGTGCTGGATGCGTTTTCCGGCAGCGCGGTAGTGGGTTATATGTATAAGCAGAAGGGATTGCAGGTATTCTGCAACGACCGCCTGCGCTACTGCTATCACATCGCTAGAGCGATAGTGGAAAATCAAAAGGTTACTCTTTCGGAAGATGACTTGAATATGCTACTACAGGAAAACAAAAAAGCCGGAACCTTCGTGCAAGAGACCTTCCGGGGCAAATTCTTTCAGACCGGGGTGCATGCTTTAATTGACAATATCCGCGCCAATATCGACTCACTCTCCGGTTTCAAAAAGGATATGGCTTTATTTGATTTGGGCAAGACCTGTATATCGGCGGCGGGGAGCTTCGGTCATTTCCAATCTGCTAATAACAAGGGAGCCAAAGACCGCTATCCCGATACTCCGAAGGAATTCATCAAGCGTTTCAAGCAGAATTTCGAGCGCATCAATGGGCTGGTCTTCGACAATGAACAAGAAAACAAAGCCTGCCGGAAAGACATTCTGGATATCTTCGATGAAGTCAAAGTAGACTTAGCCTATTTCGACCCACCCTACGCCACCCATTTTTCGGTCACCAACTACGAGACTTCCTATCATTTCATCGAAGGCTTGATGACCTACTGGAAGGGGCTGGAGATAGACGAAGAGAGCAAGGTGAAGAAATATAAGACCGAGCATCAGACAGTGACACAGGCGAATGCGGAGGAGTTTTTTGATAGTGTATTTGAAAAGGCGAAGGGGATAAAATACTGGATTGTGTCCTACCGGGACAAGGCTTATCCCGATGAAAGGACGATGAAGGAGCTAATCGCCAAGCAGGGGAAAGCCTCCCGGATGAAGAGCCACGACCATACCTATAGTCTGGGCGGGAAAAACCGTGAAGGAGAGGCTTCACACGGCAAGGAGCATCTGTTCATCTGCGGACCGGAAGAAGGTAAATCCGGCGCCGAAGCGGATGAAAGCATCGTTCAGGAATTCAATCCGCTGGTGACGGCGGTGGATTTATTCTGTCAGCCTTTGATTTTCGAGGATTTGCAAATTATGGGAGTGGACGAGGATGGACGATTTATAACCGCGGAAGAAGCGGGACAGTATATCGCCAATTATATGGGGAGCAAGCGGAAGCTGATGTCCTGGATCTGGGCGCACACACCGGAAGGGGTGGAAACGGTGCTGGATCTGTTTTCCGGCGGCGCCAATGTGGCTTATTACTACAAGAAGAAGGGATTAAAGGTTATCGCCAATGACTTGTTGAAGTATCCCTATCACATCGCCCGCGCAGTAGTGGAAAATTCTTCGGTGACTTTATCGGAAGAAGATATAGAGATGCTATTGTCGGAAAACAAGGAAGCTAATGACTTCATAGTCAAGAATTTTCACGGCTACTATTTCACTAAACAGATTTTGGAATTTTTAGATAACACTTACACCAATATACTAAAGCTCTCCGGCTATAAAAAAGATATAGCCTTGTTTGCGCTGGGGGCTTCCTGCAAGGCGAAGAGTTCCTTTGGTGAGTTTCACCGCTCGAAGAAGGCGCTAACCCGGCCTCTAAGCGAATATCCTTCTTTGGAGAAGCACAAGGGCTCGCAGCTGGGGAATATTCCTATCACCGAATTCAAAGAGAGCTTCGTCCGCTATATCAAGCATGCCAATTCCTTAGTGTTTGACAATGGCAAGGAATGCAAGGCTTATAACAAGGAAGCACTGAAGCTCTTGCCGGAAGTGAAGGCGGATGTAATTTACGCCGATCCGCCCTATATCACTGAGTTCAATTTCAACGACTACGAAGCGGATAACCACTTTGTGGAAGGATTGATGACCTGTTGGCAGGGAAAGAAGCTAATCGATAACCACCGCAGGGATTTCGAGTCTCGCACCAAATACAATAAAGACTCCATCGCTGAACTTATCAAAGGCTTCATAGAAGAAACAGCTAAGATAGGCGCTCACCTCTTGATGAGTTACCGGGACAAAGCCTTTCCCACTTCCAAGGAGCTGCAGGAATTGATGGTGGCGCAGTTTGGGGAGGTGGAATTGCACAAGAAGTCGGTGCAATACACCATCGGCATCCGCAGCGGAAGCAAGCATGACGCTAAGGAGTATCTGTTTGTAGCTACCAAGCCCCGTAAGAGCAAAGCCACCGCGGCGGAAGACGAATTAGCACCGGTAGAAACGCCCTGGGAATGGAGCTGGGGCCCGGAAGCTAACGCCATCATCGATAAGTTCGGCTGGGCGGGATTAGCGAAGGCCTGCGCCTATGTGAAGCTGGATTATCCTGCCAAGGAACACGATGGCAAGTATCCGGTAGCCAAGCAAGCCTATTTCCTGCCCTACCGGAAAATCATTGAGGGCAAGTTAATGGTAGTCTGGAGAGGGGTAGCAGCCGCTATGGCGGCTTTGAATGGGGCACGCGGTGGGGTGAAACTATCAAAAGAAGCAAGAGAACAGGCTCATTCTGTATTATCGAAATGGTATCAAGCTTTCGAACGGGAGGCGCCGCCCTTGAAAGCGGAAGCGGACTGCCGGGTAGACCGAAACCTGCACGCCAAGTTCAATGGGGAAATCCTGCTTTCCGAAGCCGGTGAAGGTGAGGACAAGTCGTCCAACCCGCCTGCTGGCGGAAAAGACCCTACCTTTGTCTTTATTCTGACCCATTCCGGTGCCAACAAAAACGGCGATTATTTCCCGCCGGAGGAATTGAAAGTCAATCACGGCACCGCGGTGAATACCAAGATCGATTTCAAGCATTCGCAGGATTTGACCGACATCGTGGGGGGAGTAATTGATTCCAAGTATGTGGAGTCTGAAGGCGGGTATGTGGAATGCGTAGGTTCGCTTTTTGTTCAGGATTCACCTGCCGCGAAGCTGGCTTACAAATTGATCAAGCAAGGGATAGTATCGCAGGTGTCGATGGAGTGCGAGTATGCCGAAGGGGAGTGTTCGGTGTGCGGGAAACGCTCGAAGTCAAAGGCGGATTATTGTGTCCATCTGCGGCAGTATAAGGGGAAGCAGTTCCGGGGGGAGACGGTGCACGAGAAGCTGCACGATATTGTCTTCACCGGCTGCGGTTTGCTGGATCGAAAGGGCGCGGATCCAGGCGCGGTGATCAAGAGCGTGGCGAATAATGGAAGTAAATTAGCAAAGAAATCAAATATAAATATTGGAGTTAAGAAAATGGAGACGGAAGCGACTTTTAGGGCTTTTCTGAATGCGCAGAAGGTGCAGCGGGAAATCTGGCCGCTGACCAATGCGCTGGAAGGGTATCTAGCGGGAATTCTGAAGAAGTTTTCCGAGGAGGAGATCGGCAATGAAGAATTAGTAAGCAGGGCAAATGAATGTTTGACCTCCTTCAGCGCGGAGATGAAGGCTTTGGTGGATACCTTGAAGAGCGCCGCCAACGCAGCAGTCGCCGCTAATGAAGACGAGCTCAAAAAACTACGGGAGGAAAACGATTCCCTTAAAAAACAACTGACCGAATTGCAGAAGAAGCTGGAGGAATACGAGGCGGAAAAGACCAAGAGCAAGAAGAAGGTGAAGGCCAAGGCGCTGGTGGAGAAATGGGAGCAGCGGGGCAAAACCTTTGAAAGCGAAGATGCGAGGACCGCGGAAATCGAGCGGTTAGCGGGGCTGGACGATTCGGCTTTCGCCGCCACCGAGCAGGTCATCGAGCAGCTGAAGCCGGTAGGTTCTGGTGGCAACGGCGGGAAGCCCAAGTCGGAAGCGGGCGACAAGGGGGCGATGCGCACCGATGCCGGAGTGGAGCCGGAAGCGGTGGATGACGGCAAGCTTTCGCCGCAGGACAAATTAGCTGGCGGATTGCAGAAAGCCCGCCAGGAACTAAAGCGATAACCACAATTAATCTTTCATAGGAGAAAATTTAAATGGCTATAAACGAAGTATTTTTCAATCCCTGCCATCCGGGACTGGCCTACGGCGATGGGGATTTGAAGGGTCCGGGAGTGCCCGGACAAGCGGTCAAATTGACCAGCGATGACGAATTCAGCGTCTGTTCAGCGGTTACCGATGTGGCGGTGGGCATTTTAGGTCACATCAACCTTACGGAAGCGCAGGAAACCCTGGGCGTCTTACCCGCCGCCACCGACTTGAACAAAGCCGTCATTTGGATGAACGGCGGAGTTTACGAAACGGAAAAATTCACCGCGGGAGTGGCGGCGGGGGACGATTTGATGTTCGATACCAACGCTGGTGAAATCAAGAAGTGGGTCACCGGAACGCCAGTTCCACAGGTAATAGGAAAAGCATTGGCGGTCAGCGGCGGAATACTCAAATTCCGTCTAAACCTGTAAATAAGGAGAAAAATAGAATGAATGTTAAGGGATTATCCCAGAAAGAGTTTGAAGCGCTGTCGGCGGAGATACGCAAAGCTTTTGCGGACAAGGAAGGCGGGATGATGGCGATTGCAGCAGCCATTGCCCCGGCAATTTACGACGCTATCGCGGAGAAGGAAATCGCTTCGCTTTTACTCACTCAGCACAATCTACCCAAGGGCGAGCCCGCCAAATACGATAAGATACGGGAAGTCAAGGCATACTGGATCGCCAAAGGCGGAAGGGTGCACCAATCCAATGTCAATGATGAAGAGGTCGAATTCACCATCGATAGAGTGGCTTCGGCGCCGCAGGTGGATATTTCGGTTTTGCAGAATGGGGACATTTACCGCTTAACCGATATGGAGACCTGGGCGGCGGATGCGATTAGGAAGCAACTGAACCGCCGGGCTATCAATGTGATTTCCGCGGCGGTGCCGGATAGCAACGTGGTGACCGCCACTGGCGGCGTTCTGACGCCTACCGCCTTGAATGAGGCTATCGCCTTAATCGAAGATAAAGACTTAGCGGTTAAGTATCTGGTGCTGAGAGGCGCCCGCTTTAACGACATGCGGGACTGGGATCTTGATCCGGTAACGCAAAGGGAATTGTTGGAAAAGGGCATCATCAAGCTTTACGCCGGGGCCAGCATCATCAAGAACGCTTCCGCCGATGCGGCGGAAGTGCTGGTCATCCCCGATGAGGAAGTGGGGAAATATGCGGTGCGTCAAACCATCGCGGTGGAGCCTGACAAACAGCCTTCCGCTTTCAAGGTGGGCTTTGTCTGCTGGATGGAGGCAGCCATGGGGGTGCTGCGCCCGGACCTGCTGGCGAAAGTGGTCATCACTTCATAACCGGGGAGTCTCTTATATGGCGAAACTGATTTTCAATATGAAACCGGGCCCGGTGATGCTGAGCAAATCGGGCCTTAAACTGAAGCCGGGCGGCAGCGCCGAAGTCAAGAGCGTGACCGAAGAGATGAAACTGGCGGAAAAAAGGGGTTTGATTAAGATCGGCGATAAGGCCGCCACCCCTCCAGCGGAAGCCACTCCGGAGAAGCGGGAATGGATGGTCGATTATTCCAAGGAAGCGCAGGGGGAAATTACGGTGCACGATTTGTCCAGCGGGCGCAGACTCACCGCCAGAATCGAAGAGAAGAAGGGCGAGCAACATTACAAGCTGGAAAATATTGGCAGCGTGAACGGGCAGAAGTATACTCCTACTCAAATGGCGAAGGAACATTTCGATGGCGCTGATTGACATTAGAAATAAACTGCGGCTGGAATATGACGACTCCAGCAGCCCATCCTTACTCACCGATGAGCAGTTGAACCGGGCTATTACCAGAGCGCTTACCGCTATCAATTTAAACTTGGAGCGGGCTTATACCATTGTGTATGAGGATTTCCAGCCGAACTTGGATGCGGACGATGAGGAAGTGCTCTTAACGCAGGCGATGATTACGGTCTGTGCTATGATGCAGTCCAAGACCGCCCGCAATTTTTCTTTTTCCTCCGGGGATAAGAAGATCGACAAGACCAAGCAGCCGGAGTATTGGGCGAAATTAGGGCAGAACTATGAAGCGAAATACAAAGAAATGGTGAGCGAGCGCAATCCCATCTATGGGATGGAAACAGAATTGCTCATTCCGGTGATTTATGGGAATAGCTGATGCTGTTGACGGCGGAAGATAGGGACAAGATGTCCGGCGATGTGGGGGAATTAATCGCCGCCTATTCCGAGACTGCGGAACTCATCCATCCAACGGTTTCCGGGGCAGGCTCCTTTGCGGGCGCATATGAACCAGCGGAATCATCCTTAGGAGTTGTTCCCATCGAATTCAAACAATTATCGCCGGAGGAACTGAAGCAAATGGGCGCCGATGGCGTTTGTTCGTTGTTGCCGGATACTAATATCCAGGAAAACGATATTCTGGTATATCAAGGAGTCTGCTACCGGGTGACCGAGGTGAAACCGGAAAACTGCTTCGGGGCGGTCACTCATTTGACGGTGAAACTGGAGCGGATATATCAGTCATGATCAGGATAAATATTTGTGTCGATCTGGGAAAAATCAAGGGATTGAAAAGGATGTTGAAGAAATGTCCGGGGGAATTGGAAAGGGCTTTGGAAGAGGGGATTTTGAGCATCGCGCTGTCGCTGGAAGCTTTCGCCAAGCAGAAAATTAGGGAGCAGGGGGCTATCGATTTAGGGCAGCTGTTAAATTCCCTCACGGTGAAAAGGATTTCGCCCAAACATGCCCTGGTGGGCACCAATGTCGAATATGCCCCAGCAGTGGAATTTGGAACTAAGGGGCACTGGCTGAAAATCGATAACATTCCCGGCTTCAGGAACTGGATGAAGCATCACGGTATCGACCCGGATGGGAAATTGGAGTTTTTCTATGTCGAACCCAAACCGCGCCCTTATATGGAACCGGCTTTTCAGTGGGGAAAGCAGATTCTGCCGGAGACAATTGAAAAACAGATTGAAAACACTATGCGCAGGCTGAAGAAGGAGCTATGAAATTCCTGCAAGCCATATCCGCTTATATTCAAGGTCAAATTCCCAATTTATATACTTTCAAGGATGATTTGGCTTTCTACGCGGCGGGAAATCCCTATCCCTATTTTTTAACCGATGTAATTTCCAAGCGCAAGCTGGATTTGGGCACCGGGGTTTGGGACAAGACCGTCTCCATGGGTAATGATAATTTTCTTAAAGCCAAGATCATTAAAAACCATATTGTAGTGCGTTTCACCATCCGGGCGGTGAGTGAGCCAAACCGTAACGGCAACGAGGCCGTCGCCGATCTCACCGACCAAATCGAGTTTATTCTTTTCGATATGTGCCGAAAGGGAACTGGTAAAGAGCTGCCAGTGCCGGATTCAGACGAAAAAGTTTATATGGAGAAATCGGTTTTTCAGGGGCGGTCAGATATCGCTCCGCTGGAAAAGGGATTGCCCTTCGTTTACCAACAATCACTTTCTTTTCTCTTCATCATTAACGAATATTTGACCGAAGAGGTGTCTTCGGCTTTTGAAACTATCAATCTCAATATATAGACGGAGCTGTAACTATGGCGGAAAGCAGTAAAAAGGAGTCGGGCGCGACTGTTACGCCAATCAGCGCCAGTCCCAAACCGCAGCTGCTGCGGGTATCGACCATCATCCAGAATCATAAGATCGATGCGGTGACTGCGGCGGCGGTGATGACGGCGAATAAGCTCAATCCTGGCAGCCGCATGGAAACCGCTAAATTCCTGAAGTTAGTGGAGCAGTTTAGAAACCGCAAGATTAAAACTACCGGAGGCAGACGATGAGCACATATACCATAAAAGATGTCTACACCGAATATTTATCGGGTTCGGTGGTGGTGACGCCACCGCCTTCTAATATCGAATTCGTGGCGGGGACGGCTCAGGGCGGGCAGCTCAATACCCGCTATACCATTTCCGATAAAACCACCGCCATCAACCTCTTCAAGGGCGGCGAACTGCTGGATGCGTTAATCGAACGGTTGGACGCCGGGAGTTCTCTGATCTATGCAGTGCGGATAGGCCCGGCAGTGAAAGCCAGCCTGACTTTACAGGACGCCTCCTCTAATGAAGTCCTGCAGCTGGAAGCAGTGGAGCCTGGCACCTGGTGGAACGGAGTAGCGGTGGAAGTATCGCACAACGGGGAAAATATCACCATCGAAATCACCGATCCCGAAGATGAGACCACCTACAATTTCACCGCCACTTCTTTGGCGGGCTTAGCGAATTTA